CATTATGTGGATCTAGACCATCAGTTTCAACATCAGCTACTACAGAAGTACAAGCGGCTACTGTGGCTATTGCTTCTTCAAAGTTTTGCTCCGTTACAATCATTCATTACACCGGAGTATTCATAGCCGTTGTAGGCCATGAAGGGCGTTCATTCATATGACGTTCAAGGAGATCAAAAGTACTTAATTGGGAATATTCCCAATCAAATACAGTATAAGGTTGTTGTAGAACTGTTAGTACACGCTTGTAATCTTGTAACAAGTCGTGGTGTTGCTCTGACGTAGAAAGTTGTTCTCTATCATCAAAATTAGGTGCTTGATTAGTACATAAAATAATGAGGGGCTTGTATAACTTAGTTAAAGCATTTAAGATATGTATTTCTTGGTACGAGTATTTTGATGTTTCTTCTTTTCGAACTATCTTAGCATACGGAATGTCACAGAAAAACCAACGATCAAATACTGTTACACCTAAGGTACTAGGAACCGCCAACCAATTATAATACTCTTCAAATTCAGTATGTTGGGTACAATGAATGGAATTTAAAACATTTCCTGATTCATTTATAAGTTGTTTTGCTAATGTGGATTTACCAGTATTATCTGGCCCTAACAGGATTATCATCTTCCTTTGCCCTCGACTTTTTTACTTCTTTGTGCACTTTTACGTAATGCTTCCCCAAAGCTTGGGGACTCCCACAGCCATAAGTACATTTCGTATACTTACATTTGTGGGCAGTCCTTTTATTGAGTATTTCTCTAGTGGTATCTGGAATATGTATATCCCACGTATCCACCACTAGAGAAACATCATCATCTTTGAAGTATGCAACACAACCGAAGGTACCTATTTTAGTTAGAGTGCAGGGGTATTTCCCCTTCCACAAATATGTAAGTTTACGCTCTAAAAAGTAAGAATGCTCTTCGTATTTTTTTGCCCATACATCAGTTTCCACTCTTAGAAATCGAAGGGAGCAGTTTTACCTGTGCTTTCAGTTACAGAATCTTCTTCCTCACTGTCTAAAGTGACAGAATCTTCTACAATTGCATTCTTAGCAGTTTCCCGTTCCATGAAATAATCATTTAATCCTGCTAGTTCTTCAACACCCACACCAATCTCCTTCCAATTGATAGTGGGCTCATTAACAGTCTTTAGGCCCCAAACTGTCTCTCGTCCTAAACCGCTTCTTGATACACGAACAGCCTTTTTGTTTAGGCCCTTCTCTTCATAGGAGATATCAAGTAATAGCTTCCAATACATATCGGTCTTACCGAAAGGTAGAGAGATAATACGAAAATCATTAATTTCTTGTTCCCACATAGTTTCGCCTGAGGCGGTTTGAACCTGTTCCCAATTGTCAGTGCTTTGGGGCTTGCTTTGGACACGTCTGTTGTAGACATAGGCCCAAAATGCAAAGCGATATTGCTTATAAACACCTCGATCACAATGGCTACATTCTCCTGTAACCGCAAGGGTACAAAAGTAAAAACGGAATCCTTTATCAGTTGGGCTAGTTGGGGTTACTGTCTCGTTGTGTACGTGATAGTCGAGTAGGAGGGTTTCTGTGTCTGCTTCTTTGGTATCTCCACTAGGTACGATTGCCATGTTAGCAAGATCTCCATCCCCTTGAAAAAAGAGTTCCTTTCCACCAGCGTTACTAGTGTTTCGCTTAAAATCCTCTCTTCTCGTTTGTGCGCGTTCTCCGATTTCTTGTAAGTTGGGCATAATATAAAACCTCTAAAAAATAAAATTATTATAACAAATTAAAATATACGTAATTAAACGAATTTTTAAAAATATAACCGTGAATTAATGGCCTCTTTCAAAACCTCTGGAATCTTTACCTCTTGTACATCTTTAAAACCCTGGGGGAGATTCACTACGCTTATTATATACCTTTTTTCTAACTGTGTCAAGGCTTTTTTAGCCATTTCTGTGCCCCGTTCATCAGTATCTAAGCACAGTATAATTTCTTTAAGCCTTGGCAGACTTTTTAAAAGATTAATGTGATGTGATGTAATTGTTACTCCAAAAAGAGCAACTGCAGGAAATCCGTGTTGGTCTAACCATATAGTATCTAAAGCCCCTTCAGTAATACAAAGGGTTTCTACCTCGTTCTCTAGTTGATTAAAACCAAATAAAACTCTACTTTTCTGAAAAGCCGCCGGTATATGATACTTTGGTTTAACTCCTTCTGGTTGCCTTCGATTCTCGGATACAAACCTACCCAGTTCATCATACACAGGGATTACCAAAGCCCCAGTAAAGAGGTCTAAACCACATCCCCATCGTTTGAGTACTTTAGGCGTAAAGCCCCTCTCTAAAGCGATTGCGGGAACCCGAGAAGTGTCATAGGTTTGTTCTATGACAGGTAATGGCAATAAGGCTTCCTTTTTTTGTGATGCAGTAAATTCAGGAAACAGGTTTAAATTTTCCAAATCATTTGGGAGTATGAAACTTAATTGTTCAGCCTCAAATAGAGGAATATTTAAGTATTTCGCCAAAAATGCGGCAATCTTACCACCGCCGCAACCTGCTTGACATATCCAAACCCCCTTTACAGTGTTTATAGATAAAGAAGGGGACTTATCATTATGCCAAGGACATACAATATTAAACTCTGTTTTATTGCTAGGGATATCTATTCCTGCTTCTAATAAAGCTATGCCCCAATCTCTATCCATTTTTACCTATCCTTAAACGCATCTGTTTCTGCAAAAATTCCTCTATCTCCATCGAACTGAACAATAACTGAATCTTCTTTTGGGTACGGCTTGCCCCTAAATTTCTGAAAACTCACTACACGCTTATTCTCTTCATCTTCAAGTAAGCACATTGATAACGCCGCATCAGAGAAACGAATTAAAGCATCTCCACCCGACACTTCAGATGATTGTGGTGGGCGAAAAACATCTGCCGCTGCACGGTTAGCTTGATGTGCCACTAAGCCTGCAATCTTCATCGAGGTACAAAGAGATTTAACTTGCGCATATAAAATGCTTAATTTTTCCCATTGCGCACTATATTTTTCATTACGCCCTAAATTAATTAACTCCATGCCATCAATAATTAATAGGTCGGGTTGATGCCTTCTAGCTAGCGAGGCGATACCTGGGAAATTTATATTTGCATTTTCCATATGATCGCAAATTAACACACTTCTATTTGAATTATCGGAAAGAAACTCAGCATATTCTTTTTGATCAATTGGGTTTCCTGCAATTAAATTCGTAAGGGAGAAACTATGTTGTTGCATTCGTCCAACAACTACATCTAAACGAAGTGAAATTTGATCTTCAGGCATTTCTGGAGTTATAAATAATACCTTGTACCCTTGTGACATGGCAATTGCCGCTGTTTTAATAAGGTACCATGTCTTCCCTACCTCTGGTCGTGCAAAGATGGAGTATAAGTCTCCTGGAAGCATCCCAATACCTGACATATTCAAGGTTTTCAATGGTGTAGGAATACCCACAATGTTTGTTGCTCGTCCACGTTCTTCTTGCCGCTTATGGTAGGCATTTAGCCGATCATGTTGCCCATCATCATACCAAACAACTTCACTGGTCTTACCTACATCCAAAGCGGTTAATTCACCAATTAGGGCAGAGACAGCACTTTCAGGATCAGTCATAACATCTCGTTGTTTCTCTGTTAGGACTTTTACTGCCTTTCTTGTTAAGGAATGTTTACGGAAAACCCCTAAAGCATAATCTAATTCAAGTTCTTTAGCATTGGGTTCTAAATCGGGGAATTTTTCTTTTAATACATGTTCGTTTGGAAACTTTGTATATGAATCGTAGTAATTAATTAGGAAATCATAAGCATCCCGATGCAGTGTTAAATCATCAGGGGAAAAATCGTGCTTCTCTAAATCCTCTATTGTCCTAGTACCAAAAATGATACCGCTTTCTATGAAATTATATGTGTCATTATCTGTTTTCATTAATATCCTTTTATCTCGCACCCATCATCAAACTTTTGTACTATTTCTGCTAGCCTTTTCTTTGACCTATTATTCTGTGACCATTTCGTTTCTAATACACCCAACTCAACTAAGAGAGCTTTTAATTCAAGTGACCCGCAAGTCTTTATGAGGAATAAATATTTTGCGTAATTAGTATCTACGATATACCGATTAATATTCTCACAAAAGAATCGTATGGATCTTTGTCCATCCTTTATACCCTTCTTAATTGCTAATAAAACTGCATATACACCATGAGTTTCTAGAGCTTCTTTCAGCCTACTTAATTCGGTACCTCCAAATTCTCGGTGAGAGTAGCTCACCCCATGTTTTATTTTATATATTTCTGACCAATAGTTAAAAAGGTCTTTAGAAGTATACTTATCATATGTTTTTTTGGTGCTCAATATTTTTGCCCCCTAATTTCTGTACTTCAGTATACCATAGTTATTTAATATTGTAAAGAGTATATACAATATTACCCATTTATGGTATAAAATTAATATTTCTTTCCTTCAAGACGCCGCTTCAAACTACCTCCGAACATCATTTTTCTAAAATCAACTTTAGAAAGGCGAGCTTTAGTCATTGTATCTACACCTTCCATAAGAGCATCATTTTCAATTTGACGTATAGCGGCTATTTCCCTAATTCCTACATCTATTGTTCCTTTAATATAGGGGTTCAGAATATGTACTTGTTCTTCTTGTCCTTTACGATGTAACCTATCTTCTCGTTGTCTCATAGTAGCTGGATTATAGAAGTGTCCAAAATTCACTAAATTTGCGGCTCCAGTGATATTTAACCCAAATTTTCCAGCATCATTAAGAATAAATATAGCTTTCTTTTGGGTATTATAGTGATCAACCATTGGTACTCGTTTATCTACTTCAGTACCTCCGTAAATTACATACTCTGTATTAAACACTTCTTGTAACATTTCAACAGTGTCCCTAAAGTAACAAAAAACCACGAGCTTATCTGTTACTTCATATACGCCTTTTAACCACTCAAGTTTTACATTTACTATGTCCTCAAACCCTAAAGAAGCGGGGTTTTCTACAAACTGTCTCGCTCTAATAGCTTTATCTAGAGGGGCCGTGGAAAAACTTTCCCCCGTTTGCGCAGTAAGCCAATCTAAATCTTCATTAGCCATCGCAGTATACGCTTTTAACGCTTTAGAATCAAACTCTAAAGGAAAGTCCGTATATATCTTCCTAGGTAACTCAGGCATAACTTCATCTTTAGTGCGCCGTAAGACAAAGGATGCGGTAAGTCGATGAAACTCTTCCATATTCTTGTACCCTAGAATAGTGTTATCAAAATCATAATCAATGTAACGCTCTTTAAAACGCCCATATGTTGTCATAATTTCGGGTCTAACCCACTGCATAATTGAATGGTATTCAAGTAGATTAGTTTCCATAGGAATTCCTGAAAGACCAAAACGTACATCAGCCTTTAGTTTCTTAATAGCTTTAGTTCGTTGAGCTTTATGGTTTTTAAGATAGACTACTTCATCACAAACAATGGCATCCCAATCGTGTGGTAAATTATCCCAATCTCGATCTGGTGTGAATAAATCATAGTTAGCAACAATAAATTGGTTATCACTTTGCCATAACTCTTTACGTTGTTTCTTATTCCCAGTAATTAAGGTGGGAGTGATGTCAAAATGCTTTTGAAATTCATTATCCCAATTTAATTTCAAAGTTGCAGGAACAATAATCAAGTTTCGTTTTGTACCAAGCTCAATTAAAGCTGAAATAGCTTGGATAGTTTTACCAAGCCCCATCTCATCTGCAAGTAAAGCTTTTCGAGCAAAGGTAAGGAAGTTTACACCGACCTGTTGGTACGCACGTAAAT